GCCTTGCGCACGAATGCACGCAGGTGCCAGAGGTTTGAGCCATGCTTTCCCCAGAGCTTTGCAGCCTTGGTGTCGTTGGTCTTCTTTGACTTCCAAGAAGGGTCGATATACAGGACGAACTCAGAGAAGTCTTTCCATTTAGGACGCTTTGCCCAACGAATCCACTCCTGACGGAATACTGTACCCTCGACAATAGGATTGTGCATCATTTCCTTATTCCAGGAGCGATAACCCATGAAGGCAGCAGCTTCCTGTGCTTCCTCCTTGGTCCACTTATCTTTCCATACAGGTTCACCGTCATTGTTGACAGCGTAGATGGTGGAAACATGCACGCCTTTGGTTGCTGCTATATTGGCAAGCACAGAGCATTTAGATATGAGGTTGCCAACCATGATGAAACGACCACGGCCAACATCAAGAGCACCAAAGAGAGCTTCCTTCACCCAGTCTGTGAGCTCACGCACACGACGTTCATTGCGGCAGAGCTCGTCATCATCAAGGTCATCAATGACGATGTAGTCCGGACGCGCCTCCTTGTAACGGAGTCCACGAGGTGACTGCCCTCGACCACGAGCAAAGAATGCGACACCTGACTGAGTGACAAACTCACCGTCCTGCCAGTTGCCCAGATTCTTCTGCTCGCCGAAATCGGCAATCAGACGCTGGTTGTATTCAAGTTCTGCCTGTATGTCAGAGAGCAATCCTCTGGCACTATCCTCACTCTTGCTCACAACGACCATGACATTGATGAGACGCTTGGGCTGGAACATCAGCCAAAGAGGAACGAATATGTCAAAGTGTGTGGACTTTGCATGTCCTCGTGGCCATTTGAATACTGCTTTGAGGTTTGGGGTGTTCTTGACCTTCAAAGCCGCAGCGTTGTGGAAAGGTGCATTATGCACTGTACGGATAACCTCTCCTGTTGTCTTGTCGCGCAATGTCAGGAAGTGGGGGAAATAATACTCACAGAACTCTGCATAATTATTAAGAAGCCGCTTGATGCGCTTCTCTTTCTGAACAGCGGATTCAACTGCAAGCGTTGAAAGGTCAGTCAAGGACTGGATGCGCTTGCAATGCTCCTGCCATTCGGCATATCTCTGTTTTATTTCCGCACTTGTTGCCATATTACTTGCCTAATGTTGCGCCCATGGACTCAATGATATATTTGTCCTGGTACTTGTTGATAGCCTTGATGAGGTCAGGCGTGAGTTCGTTGTCGGTCTGAGCACGATACTCCAGCCATTTAGAGAATGCCATAAACACCTCAATGGCATCCACGACATTAGCCTTCTTGTCAAGTTTCTCGATGACAGAGGACAACTTGGCGAGTTTGTCACCCAGCCCTGCGATCATGGTAGGATCCTCGGAGCTGTTTACTTGCTCAATGAGTTTGTCAATGGTGAGCAAGAGTTTGTTTACGAGTTCCGGACGCGTGATGTTCTTGGCAGCTCGTGCCTCCTTCCATCCGTCGGCCGTACTCCACTTGGAGATTGTTACACGAGATACGCCCACCTTGTCGGCTATCTCGATCTGGTCCATGCCAGAGAGATACAAAGCTCTGGCAAGTGCCTTCTTCTTTTCGGTTTCTGCTTTTGTCATATATGAAAAAGATTTGTTGAACACTGTGCAGTGCGTTAAAACTGGTGCAAAGTTCTAAAAAATCAGCGAGTTGATGAAATTAGTGTGCAATGGTTTCATAGAAGTGTGCAACCATTGCATACTTATTTTGTGGAGTGAAAGAAAGTGACTTATTTTGCAGTGCGAAACCGCAAAAATCGTTTCAAAAATTATGAGCAAAAGAGTACGAATTACCAACAACAGCCTGAACAGTTACGGCACAAGAGTGCTGACAGCAGGAATGAATGTTGAGCAGTATTGCAGGAATCCTGTGCTGCTTTACATGCACGACCGTGGAAGTGTCATCGGTTATGTAAAAGACCTTAAAGTCGAAGGTGACGAAATCACCGGCGAGCTTATGTTTGACGAAGCATCAGAACTTAGCGTGAGGTGCAAGAAGCAATATGAGTTCGGTAGTCTGAGAATGGTCAGTGTAGGAATTGACATTCTTGAAATGAGTGAGTTGCCAGAACACCTTATCGAAGGTCAGACGCGACCAACAGTAACCAAGAGCAAGCTCTTTGAAGTAAGTCTTGTTGATGTAGGTGCCAATGATGACGCTATTGTCATGAAGAAAGATGGTGCAACAATTCAACTGGGGAAGGATGGCAGTTGCCAGATTCCTCTTCTTAATAACAACATTCAAAACAATCAAAAAATGGAACTGAAAGATTTAGCCCTTATGTTGGGCTTGGCCGAAACGGCCGACGAGGCAGCTATCAAGGCTGAGGTTGCCACTCTGAAAGCAGCAAAGACAGAGGCTGAGAATCTTCGCAAGGAGAAGGAGACTCTGACTTTGGCAAGTATCACTCAGGTAGTAGAGACCGCGATCAGCGAGAAGCGTATCAACGCCGACCGCAAGGATCAGTTTATCAATCTCGGTAAGACAACCGGTATTGATGAGCTCAAGAACATCTTCGCCGCTATGACCCCCCAGCAGAAGTTGTCTGCTGTCATCAGCAACAAGTCAGGTTCGCCTGTGGCAGTCCCTGTAACTTACTCTAAGTTGAGCGAGGTTCCTGCTGATCAGATGATGGAACTCCGCGAAAACAACCGTGAAGAGTATGCCCGACTCTACAAGGCAGAGTATGGCATGGAGTGTAATTTCTAATGTTTAACCCTCAAAAGATATTAAAACTATGGTTTTTATGCGAATGATTATGGCAGTTCTCTTTAACTGCATCGCAGGTGTGACCTTCGCTATGGTAACAGGCGTGTCCCCTGCAGCTTCCTGTGTAGGTGCAAATGCCATCGGTGTTGTCATGGGCATGTGTGGCACAATGCCAACTGGTGCGCTTCGCGCTGGTGTCCTTACAGAGGTATGGACTGGTGAACTCGTGAAGTCTCTCCGCAGAGGACTTGAAGCTACATGGCTTGACGGAATTCCTGACAACAGTTCCCTTGTAGAGAATGATGTGATTCACCTCGTGGATGTTGGTGTTGACCCTGACGTTCTTATCAACAACACAACTTATCCTATCTCCCTCCAGGCACTTGATGATGATGACATCCCTGTTGGTCTTGATAAGTTCCAGACAAAGGTGACTCCTATCACCGATGATGAGCTCTATGCCATCAGCTATGATAAGATGGGCCGCGTGAAGGAAAGTCATGCCAATGCCATCAATGACGCTAAGTTTATGAAGGCAGCACATAGTATGTGTGCAACTTCCAACACTGCGACTACCCCAGTATTGAAGACTTCCGGAGCTCGTGACGCAGCAACAGGCCGTATCAAGCTCATTCCTCAGGACCTTATCAATCTGAAAAAGGCTCTTGACAACTTGAAGGTTCCTGCAACCGGTCGCCGTCTTGTGCTCTGTACGGATCATGTCAATGACCTTCTGGAGGTTGATCAGAACTTCAAGGAGCAGTACAACATCAACCGCAATGATGGTACTGTTGGCCGTCTCTATGGCTTCGACATCTACGAGTTTGCCAACAACCCTGTATATACAACTGCAGGTGTGAAGAAGGCAGTTGGTGCGACACCTGGTACCGGTGAGTTCCAGTGCTCGTTTGCCTTCTATACTCAGCGTGTATTCAAGGCAACAGGCTCTACAAAGATGTATTTCAGCCCAGCAGAGACCGATCCTGAATATCAGCGTAACAAGGTCAACTTCCGTCATTACTTCATCTGTATGCCTAAGAAGGCAGATGCTGGTGCCGTAATGCGAAGTGACTACATGGCATCGTAACGGCGAATGGGAAAAGTATTGAGATTAGTCCTACACTGCACAGCCACACGAGAAGGTCGTGAAGTATCATCAAATGAAATACGAGCATGGCACACTAACCCAGTTAGCAAGGGTGGTCGTGGCTGGAAGCAGGTAGGCTATACTGATATGATCCATCTGGATGGTAAGGTGGAGCGAATGGTGGACAACAACGAGGATGCTTTTGTTGATCCGTGGGAAGTAACCAATGGAGCAGCAGGGTACAACAATACTTCGCGTCACGTTGTGTATGTCGGTGGATGTGCCTCTGACGGCAAGACACCAAAGGACACAAGAACAGAAGCCCAGCGCAAGGCGTTGGAAGACTATGTGAAGGACTTCCACCGTCGTTTCCCTTCCATCCCGATCGTCGGCCACGGTCAGTTACCAGGTGTAAAGAAGGCATGTCCAAGCTTTGATGTGTCGAAGTGGCTCAAAGAGATAGGGATAAACCAATAACAAGAAGCGAAAAATGGAACTCAGTGAAATTCTTAATCTGATACTTGGCGGTGGACTGGCGGCAACCCTCATTGCTCTGATAACAGTCAAGGCAACGCTTCGCAAAGCAAATGCGGAAGCAGAGAAAGCTCGTGCGGAAGCCGATACAGTGAAGATTACGAACACTGAGCAGGCCACACGCATCTTGATGCAGTCAATCGTTGAACCTCTAAAAGAAGAGCTTAATGAAACAAGAAAAGACCTCAATGCGACCAAGCGTGAAATGGCTCGCCTCAGGAAAGCCATTGATGACGCTAATAATTGCAAGTTTTCTGATGATTGCCCTGTGCTTAGGCGGATGCGCTACCAGCCGAAAGAGCGTGACATCATCTGTGGAGAAAACATCAATACAGGACAGCGCACTGCATTTCGCCCTGGACAGCGTAAGCGTTGTGACAGAAAGGATGAAGCAAGCGGTGACGGTACCGATGTCGATGGCGAGTCTGACGATTCCGACCGACAGCATCAGTTTCCTGCCAATCGGGGCTGAATACAGAAACCATAACGGCCAGGCAAGCGTGAGCGTGCGACGCAAGGCGGCTACGGATGCAGAACCAGAGCGCATCATCGTATATGCCACATGTGACAGCCTACAGTTGCTCTGCGAATCATACGAGCGCACTATCAGCAGTTTGAAGAGCCGTTTGTTGCAACATCAGCAGCAGCTTGCATCAATGACGCAGGAAGATATGAAGCACGAAGAGGTAGAACAGCCTCCTAATGGCTTTCTAACATCATTCAAATGGTGCTTAATCGGTTTTGTCATCGGCATGGTGACATCTAAATCAAAAACAATCATTTCAAAAATAAAGAACTTATGAAGAAATTTATCTATGGTATTGCAGCAGTCGTCTTTGGCGACTTTACTATCGGCTACATCGAAAAGAACAGCTGGGATTGGGGCGGCACCAAGCCGGAGAGTATAGACATCGACGCAGAGCAGGTTCCTGATGCGCCTGTGCTTACTCTCATGACAAAGTTGGGTCAGATTGCTCCTACATTCAACATCATCCAGCTTGACTACACCAACCTGCAGAAGGTTCTTGGCGGTGAGCTCGTGAAGTCAGGCGAAACTGTTACAGGCTGGAAGGCTCCAACCAGTATGGTGGAATTGCGCGGTGAGTGTAAGATAGCTTTTGTCAGCGGTCAAAAGATGACTATTCCAAACGGTATGATCCTTGCAAACCTCGGCGGCAAACTCACGCTGACAGAGGTTTCAAAGCTGGAATGCCAGTTGAAGGTCAGCAAGCCTGAAAATGGTGGTTCGCCTTACAGCATCGAAGACATGTCCGAAGAGGAACTCACCACACTCAAATCACAAATTGCAGGCATGAACTCTTAACCCCAGCGATGCAGATGGATGAAAGAGTAATTCAGCAAATTCAGAAAGAGGGAGCGGATGCCTTGCTAAATGTAGGGGTTTCCGTTCCCCTTCTTGATTTTAAGGTGCCTTTCAGAAAGGTGCCTTTACACATACGCGTCACGATGAAACGCCCGACGCTTGCAGGACAGATCAAGATTGCCAGGACATACCTATCAATGGAGACAACTGCAGAACAGCTTTGCGCGATGGGCACATCAGAACAAATGGCATTCCTGGCACAGCATGGCAAGAAACTGAGCAAGATTATTGCCTTGACAATGCCTCATTGGTGGTTTCCTACAGTTCTGATGTCCTGGATCATCAGACATTTCATGAAATTCGAGTACCAGAAGGCTGCCATATCAAAGTTCGTCAGTCTGATGGGAACAGACCCTTTTATACCTATTATCAGATCAGTGGAGCGGACGAATCCGATGAAACTGAGACTGAGCCAAAAAAAGAAGGGGAGTTAAGAACAGAATATGAAAGTTCTCATAGCCCCTTCGGTTTTATCTGGCAGATTGCAAGTGCCACTGGCTGGAGTGTTGACTATATACTGAATGGTATAAACTATCAGACACTAATTATGATGCTGAGTGATGCACCTCGCTTTGTCAGAAGAAAAGCAGGTTCTGACCCTTCACTTTCAGAAGAGGAAGAAGCCAGTTCCATTGTCGGATTCTTCCAGAGTAAATTGAAAATATAACATCGAAGTACATTATGAAACCTGTAGAAATAGAGTTTCTTATGAAAGACAGTATCACAGCAGGGCTCGACAAAAGTAAGATGAGTGTCGAGCAGCTGCTTGGTGCTGCCAGACGCGCATCAATAGCTATCAGCGGAGAAATAAACCAGCAACGCAAAGTAATAGATGGAGTAAATGCCGACCTTAGCAAGATGGAAGGCAAGCTCCATACGATGAAACCTGGTCCTGGTCAAAAAGAACTTACTGCAGAGATTGCTGCTTGTAAAAAAGTCCTTGCAGAAGAAGTAGGTGTTCTGAATGAGTTGGAGAAGCAACATAGACAGGCACAACAAGGCGTTTCGCAACTTGAAGAGGAATATAGGAAAATGGCTATTTCTGAGGAACAAGCTTCTCTCCAGAACAAAAGCCTGTCAGATAAGATTGCAGAGCAGCGCACAGTAGTCAAGCAAGTTGAAAGTGATGTCAGGGCATTGCAAAAGGCATACGAGAATGCAGCCCCTGGCAAAGCTCAAAGCGAGGCTCTGGCAGAATTGAATGCAGCCAAGAAAGCCCTACAGGAAGACAAAGCGATTCTTGCCTCTCTTACAGAAGAGCAGGAAAAGAATGCCAATAGTACGAAGCGACTCACCAGCCAGTTGAAGGAAATGCAGAATGCCATGGCGCAAATGCGCCTCAATGGTGAGCAGAACACAGAAGAATACCGTCGAATGGCTGAGGAAGCCGCCAAACTCGCTGATACAATCGGCGACTTGCGCACACAAACAAACATTCTTGCAAATGATAATGCCAATCTTCAAGGATTCATTTCAGGAATAAACGGCATATCTGGAGCATTCACAGCAGCTACAGGTGTGATGTCTCTTTTCGCCTCTGAAAATGAAAACCTGATGAAAATCCAAGCAAGGGTTCAAAGCGTGATGGCTATTACTATGGGATTGCAACAGGCTTTCAACGCCCTGAATAAGGATTCTGCTTTTCGCCTTGTGACTGTGACCAAAGCGAAAGATATGCTAACGGCTGCCAATACACGACTTGCGGCTGCACTGGGAATATCTACAGTGGCAGCACAGGCATTGATGGCAACTCTAACTCTTGGACTTTCTGTTGTTATAACTGGTGTTATTGTAGCTTGGAATAAGTTTTCCGAAGCTCAAGAAGAGGCGGCAAAGAAAGCTCAGGAAATGGTTGAGATTGAGGCTGACGGAAGAGCCCAGATGATAAAGACCCGCTTTGAGCTCAACAATACAATACGCGAGATCAAAGAGTTCAATGGTACAAAAGAAGAGGAAAAAGCAAAGGTTGAGGAATTAAACAAGAAGTATGGCGAAACATTTGGGTATTGTGACACCCTTGCCCAATGGTATGACACGCTTATTGAGAAATCAGAGCAATATATTAACATGCTTTTCCTACAAGCTAAAGCGCAGTCGATGGTGAACAAAGCTGTAGAAAAAGATGAGGAACTAAATAAACTCAAAGCACAGTCCCCTGATGATGCTGATACATCTATGAGATGGTTTAGCAAATGGGGCTTGTATATGGCGCAATCAGAAAGCCGTGGTGCTATTGATGCGCAAAAAATGATTCATGATTATAACAAGACAGAATACGACAAAGCAGTTGCTGCTTTAGAAAAAGAGCGTCAAGACTTACTTGACGCAGCAGAGGCTTTGATGGCCGAAGCTGCATCCGTGGGGAAAGGGGCAAATATAGGTGGACACCGCTCACCATCTACAACTCCGACAAAAAACACGACACCCAAGAACAACCGGAAAGATGAGAATGACAAACGCCTGAAAGCGGAACAGGAGGCAGCCAAGGAATTGCAGCGAATGCGTCTGCAAAACGAACAGGATGAAATAAACCTGATGAAAGAAGGTAGCGAGAAGCGTACAAGGCAAATACAACTTGACTATGACAAAGAGATTGCAGAGATCAAGGAACAGGAACAGAAATGGCGTGAAGCTCAAAATGGCAAACTGAACGCAGAGCAGAGTGAAGTTCTGTTACAAGCATACAAGAATGCCCAGGACAAAATGAATCAAAGCCTGCAGGAAATGAGCGATGAGGAAATTGCCAAGAACAAGGAGAAACTGAATGCTCTTCTTGACCAATACAAGGACTTCGACCAGAAGAGACGCAGCATCGACGAACAGTATAATGCTGACATGCAGGTTCTCAATTCTGAACTGGACAGACTGCGTGCTGCAGGTTCTGATACATCTGACATAGAAGCCTCCATTGCTGCAAGAACAGAAGCCTACAAGCGTGAGATTGCTTCATTGCAGAGTGAGATACTGAAATCGTCTGAGTTCTATGACAAACTGTTTGGCGAGGTGTCTGAAAAGGGATATAAGGTCTTGAAGGACTTCTATTCTCAGGCAAAGGAAACTCTCAGCAAGGCTCGTGTCCTCACTGATGGCGTAGAAATAGACATCCCTGTGAAGGATCCTGATGGTAAATTCGTAAAGAAGACAGTCAAGGTCACTGTTGATGAGTTCCGAAGAATGCAGAAACAGGTTGACTCCATCAAAAAGGAACTGGAGAAGAACAATCCATTTGCTGCCTTCCGGTCATCCTGGTCTTCGCTGATCAAGGAAATGAAGAATGATGGTGATGTCAGCGGTGCTCTGAAAAAGGTCAATGCTGACGGCAAAGCCCTCACTGGTACCATCAAAGGCTGGGGTGAAAGCCTTGAAAGCGTTTTCGGTGAACGATTCTCCAAGTCAATCAATGAAATGATGAGCTTCTGCGATGGCATGATGGATATGGGAACTGGCATTGCTCAGATATGGTCAGGTGACATCGTGGGAGGCATAACAAACGCTTTGTCTGGACTTGGGCAGATTATTTCTCTCTTCACCAGTTGGAAGGAGAAGATGGAAGAAATGAAACGCCAATGGTACATTGCAGAGATTGAAACAAATCGCGCAATCCGTGAGAGAAGCCAGGAACTTGCAGTTAACCGAGACACAATAGCTGACATCATCAAGGATCAGGAAATTCTCAACTGGCTTGTTCAAAAAGGATATAGTCGCCCTAACAGTGTATCAGTGTGGGAGGCACAGAATGAGGCTTTCCTGAAGTACCAGCAGAACATAAAGGCAGAAATGCAAGCCAATGATGACCTGTGGGGCCGTCTGCAAGGAAGTAATGGCTACTACGAATGGGGTAATTCGCTCAATGGAGGTTCTGCAGAATGGAGTCTTAGAGGTTACAGCGCGGAGCAAATCCAACTGTGGTATAACCAGGATAAACTGTCTGATGCGGCACGAGACTATTACGAAGCATGGGTTGAAAGCGGCAAAACGATTGATGATCTGAAATCAAAGATCGAAGAGTGTTACACTCAGATGCGCGAAATGGTGATGGGTGTGAACTTTGATGGTTTCCTTTCTAATGTGAAGGATGCTCTGAAAGAAGCACGAGGTGACATCAAGAGCTTTGCACAGTTTACAGAGGACACCATCGCAGAAGCTTTGCTGAATGCTTTCATGTATCAGGAACTTGCCAATATGATAGAACCGTTGTATAACGAGCTCAGTGAAAGCCTTATCAATGGAACTGCAGATGAAACCTATCTGGACAACTGGAAAAACAGATTCCAAGATGTAATGTCAAATGCTAACAGTCGTCTTGATGAAATCGCCAAGGCAACAGGCATAGATGTGTTCTCTGGTTCTGGTTCAAGCCAGAGCGGAAAAACTGGTGGATTCTCTGCCATGAGCCAAGAACAGGGAACGAAACTTGAAGGCTTGTTTGTCAGTGGTCAGATGCACTGGTCTAACATTGACGAGCACACAGAAGATATTTCAGTCAAGATGAGCACCGTGAGCGACAAACTTGCACGCATTGAGGAACATACTGGTGAAAGCAAGAAACTCCTGGACGGAATCAAGAGTTCCGTGGAGAAGATCATAAGGGAAGGACTTAAAGTAAAATAGACATGGATAAGATATTAGGCGGACTTGTTATCATAAACGGCACGGACATCTGGAAAGAGTTCGGTGCATTTCTTACGGAAGAGAAGAAAGGTGGTCGCGAGAACCTTACGGCTATACTGTCCCCTTCCAAGACGAAGACACATACGGCTGTTGACATTCGAGAAGAGAATGGCGAGAAGCATTCTGCCCAGCTCATTGTGTCTAATCAGGCGCGTGATGTTACGCTACACTTTGCCCTCTATGCAGAGAGTCGTAATGAATGGCTGAGGAAGTACCAAGCATTCATCAACTTTCTAAAAGAAGGCTCTGACGGATGGCTTAACATCAAGTTCACAGAACTGTCAATGACGCTGAGAGTGTTCTACCTTGACAGCTCGAACTTCAAGCCCTTGACCTACATCTGGAAGGAAGGCAAACACGCCAGCAGATTCAAGGTGAAATTCAGGGAGCCGAATCCCATTTTGTAATGACATTAAAACAACATTAGAATATGCTTATAACTATATTCGACAGATACGGCCAGGCAAGGGCGCGGATAAGTGCGAATGACAGTAGCACACAGTCAAAGGAGATTCAGGGTGACAACATTCTGACCCTCTCCTTCACGCTGTATGAGTATGTTGACTTTGATGTGAATGACTGGTGTGAATACGAAGGCGAGCGGTACTGGATAACGGAGCGCAGCAAGCCAACGATGAAAAGCACTCAGGAATGGGCGTATGACATCAAGATGCACGGTATCGAAAGTGTCATAAAAAGATTCCTGGTGCTCAACACAACTGATGGCGACAATGAGCCTGAGTTTACTCTGACAGCTCCACCTGTGGAACACATGCGCCTCATTGTCGGCAGTATTAATGACGGCATGGACAGCACTACCAACTGGAAGGTGGGTAGCGTCACAGGAACAGAGAACATAGTCATCGACTATCACGGCAAGTATTGTGATGAAGCCTTGAAGGAACTTGCCGAGAAAGTTGGTGTGGAATGGTGGGCAGAAGGTCAGACCATCAACTTATGCAGATGTGAATATGGTGAAGTCCTTAATATCGGTTATGGCAAAGGTCTCACAGGGCTGGAGCAAGACACAGCCGATAACGTGAAGTTCTACACAAGACTGTTTCCTGTAGGCAGTAGCAGAAACATTGATCCGGAAAGATATGGTCACAGTCACTTGATGCTGCCAGGAGGCGCGAAATATGTGGACCTTGACAACCTCGTGAAGGAATACGGCGTTATCCATCATTATGAGAAAGACGCTTTCGCTGACATCTACCCTCGAAGAGTCGGAACCGTCAGCTATGTGCGCCATGAGGAAAAGACCGATGAAGACGGAAACCCCTTCACGATTTATTACTTTCAGGACAACTCTCTGAACTTTGATCCGAACAGTTACATGTTGCCGGATGCTGTCATTCGTGTGTCATTTCAGGAAGGAAGCGAGCTTGCAGGACTTGGTTCTGATGATGAACATTATTTTGAAGTGAACTATGACAGCCAAACAAGAGAGTTCGAGATAATAACCATCTGGCCATACGATGACAACACACAGTTGCCTGGTGGTCCTCTCGTTCCAAAGACTGGAGATAAATACATCCTTTGGAACCTGAGAATGCCAGATGAGTATTACCCGATAGCAGAAGCAGAGTTTCGCGCTGCTGTTGAAGAATACAACGCCAAGCATGGAATTGATGTGTCTCGCTACAAAGGACAGACAGATCATGTCTGGGTAGAGGAATCTGGAGAAACCTTTTACATTGGTCGCAGGGTCAATCTCGAAAGTCCCCAATACTTCCCATCTGCAGGTTCAAGGAAGAGCCGTATCACAAAGATAACCCGACGCGTGAACCTGCCAAGTCTGATGGACCTGGAGATAAGCGATGCACTCAGCACAGGAACGATAAACCACATAAATGACAGCATAACAGATGCAAAGAACTATACGCGCTCGCTGGCAGACTCTATAAGCCTTCCTGACATTATCAGAAGTTGGGATGAGACTTTGCCAACAGACAACAACTTGTTTTCTGCAAGAAGGAGTTTCAAAGAGTTCCTGAGCAAGAACAAGCAGGATCGGGCGAAAGAGAAGATCATCTTTGAAAAAGGTATTGAGACAGGAATCTTTGAACCAGGTTCTACAGGTAGCAAGATAGATGGGAATGGAAACGCAGAACTGCTGACTGCCGTTGTGCGTCAGCTGATGCGCAGTGCAAAGTTCGTCGATGGCTTGACTGGCGAGGGATGGCAGCTCTGGATTGATGGTAATGGACTTTCTAACCTGACACTTGACAAACTAACGGTGCGTCAGGTGATGACGGTTCTGGAGCTGCTTGTGGAGAAGATTCGCAGTGTAGGCGGTCAGATCGTTGTGAGTGCTGCCAATGGAAAAGTGAAGACTGTGGAACGCGAAGAAGGGTTCTACAAAATCACATTCGAGCAAGAAAACACATTCCTCGCTCATGACCTGATGCGCTGCCAGACATTCACAGGCGGTTCTCTGAAAAGCTACTGGGTGGAAGTCTCATTTGTTGATGGCAACAGCGTATATGTGGCAGAAGAAGAGTTTTCTGCATACGGTAGTGAGCCAGAAGAAGCGGATGAGTGTGTTCTGATGGGAAACACTCAGAATCCTCTTCGACAGAGTTTGATCCTTATTTCTGCGACAGAAGACGGACAGCCTCGAATTGACGTGATGGATAGTGTGATCTCCAAGAGCTTCACAAACTGCCTTCGCGCCAGACTTGGCAACCTTGACGGAATCAGCGATGATTGGTTTCCGATAGATAACCAGCCACACGGACACGGCTTGTATAGCGACAATGCCTATTTGCGTGGAACATTCCTGCTTGTTACAGGTGAAGACATCAAGACAAAGTTTGAAATAACGGAAGGTAAGATTGCAAGTAGTGTGTCTGCCTTACGACAGGACTTTGCGACAGAACGCGGTTATCTTAACAACCCATCTTTTGATGATGGATTGGAAAAGTGGGGCACAGAGAATGAAACTGTTTTCTTCCTTGCTGGCAACAAATGGATTTGGGCTAACAAGAATGTCCTCAGTAAAAAGGGTGACAGTGCAAGTGTGACACAGGACATGGGCAGAACTGTTGTCCGTATCAGGAACAAGTACATCGAACAGAAACAGTCAAACCTTCGAGCTGTACCACCAATGGAAGAAAAGGCAGATGGCAAGAAAGAGGCTGTTCCTGTATATCTGAGTTTCTTCTACCGTTGCGCAAGCCCTGGTAAGCTTACCATTGGCTTTGACAATGTGAACAAGGAGGGGTTCGAGAATTTCAATTCCTTCAAGGTGGAAGAGGATATTGATGTTACTCCAGGTTATCAGCAATACACATGTAACGGCTTGTGGAATGGTACAGGTGACTTCCGCCTGTCTTTTACAGGTGACATCTATCTTTATATGTTGGTGCTGAGTACCGACAAAATAGAAAGCCTTACATACAAGTATCGAACGCTGTTTGAACAGAGTGAGAGGCTTGTTAAAATAAGTGCTGCCATCTATGACAAAGATGAGAATGCCCTAAAAGAAACAGGTTTGTTCGTAAAGCCAGAAGGTGCTGGACTATATGCCCAGGATAATGAAGGACGTGTTGCCCTCATTGGTGTCAGTGTTGATGAAACCGATGCGGAAGGCAACAAGAAGAGCTCTATCAAACTCACAGCCGACAACATCAAACTGGAAGGGCTCGTAACTGCCAATAATAACTTCAAGATACTGGAGGATGGTAGTATTGAGGCAAGGAATGGAAAGTTCTATGGTGAGATAACCGCTTATAATGGAAAGATCGGTGGTTTTACGATAGAAAGCGGTTCTTTGTACTGGAAAGGTTATGATTACTTTGGAAGTGACAGCAGAAGCATAAGAATTGGCGTGACAAATTCGGAAACAGATGGGCTTATTGAGGCAAAGTTCAATGGAGCTACGTTTGGACGGTTTGGAGTGAAGGCAGAAGGACGCGCATCTGGAGGTGCTTGTGTTTATGCGTCATCGGAAAGTACCAAAACATATCCTGGAATGAATATGACTTATGCAGGGTATTTTGATGGTGGCTTATACAGTAAGAAACTGTATGTAAAAGACACATTTGTTATCTCAGAAGAAAAAAATGGAAGTGTTTCTGGTTGGTCAGGAATTGACTTCGATTTTACAGAAGATCTTGATGATGTTCGTTTACAAGTGCGAAAAGGTATAATTGTAGGAATCAGACATGAATAATCGAAATATGAAAAAATTGAATTTCCAACAGTTTTCTCTCCCTACTGGTATAAAGAAGGAGCAGAGAGTTACAGGTGATGCGAGAGAAAGCATCGCCAATGTACTTTACCTAAATGTAAATGGCATAAGAGCCCACCATCTTGCTTTCAAGATATTTGAAAGTGAAGGTGAACAGGACTATGCTGACGATGAAATTGAACTTCTCGAAGATGTTGTGAACAGATACTGTCTGCCCAATTTCATTGATGGTCTTAAAGAACAACTTAATAAAGAATAACTATGGCAACATTGACAGATCAAGAAAAAAGAGAATTAAAGCAGGAGATTATCAATCAGCTTAAATCCGAAAGCCAGAGTGTTGATGAACTCCCCAAGGTTTCTTCCCTCGATGGCATTACGAGTCTTCCGGCAATGCGTGGAACCGAAGTCGTGGAGGCTCCTTTGACGTTGCTCAGCAAACCGGCAACAGATGCAGCTTCACAGGCTCTTGCTGCAAAGAAGAGTGCAGAAGATGCAGCCAAGACCGCTACAAATGCTGCAGGTGAAGCCTTGGCAAAAGCTACTGTAGCAAACGATGCTGCCCAAGAAGCGCTTGCGGCCAAAGAAGAAACGGAAACTGCAACAGCTGAAGCCTTGGTTGTAATCACTCAACATGAAAGCATTGCCCTTGCCGCTCAGAAAGGTGCTACAGCACGCTTTGACGGCATTCTGGAAGATGCAAGTGTTGCAATGGTGAGCTTTACTAATATCACAGGTGTCTTCTATGTCATAAAGAAAAAGATCTTTGTCGGTAAAAGCGGAACTGCGTACTGCAACAACTGGCCAGGTGCTGACATGTACTTTAATGAAACTCGTTCTTCCATCAAGAAAGATAAGTTGTATCTGATGGGAAGCACACTCTATGCCTGGAGTGATGAAGAGGACTGTCTTGTTGAAGCGAGTGGTACCGGTGGAGGCAACACAATCAATGTGACAGAGGAATATCCCCTTGAAAGTGGTTACTATACCCTTGCGAGTGCCATCAAAGCAGTTGAAGAGAAGAAGCGTGCAAAAGGACGCTGTATAACATTCGAGGCTTCTCAGGGCAAGTATATCACCAAGCAATTTGTCGGTACCAATGTCGAGAACTGGGAAAGCGAAGCCAGCTGGGATGACTTTGGCGGTGGTGGCACAGTCAAGAGCGTCACATTGAATGGTCAGAAGAGTATGCCTGACAGTCAGGGCAACATAAACCTGACCTTCAATGAGGTTGAAGTGGACGAAAGCCTTGATGCAAGCAGCACCAACCCTGTCCAGAACTCCGCGGTAACAGCAAGAATGAGTGAGCTTGACGCAAGCACCGTGTTTGGGCTTGATGCGGAACTGAGCGACGATGAAAGCACAGTTCATCTTTCCATCAAGAACAAGAGCGGTGCAGAGATTGCCGGTGCTGACATACCTGCAGGTGGCGGCGGTGGTGGCGGTGGCGACACCTCAACTGCAAAAATCGTTCTTGGTGCGTCCGCTTCTCAGAATATAATCAAGGAAGGTGGCGAGTGTATGCTTACCTATACATACGACCATCAGTATTCAAGTGGTGATGATGCCGGTCAGACAACAGGACAGAAAGCAAGCATCGAAATACGAGTGCAGCGTGGCTCTATCCTTGTTTATTCCGACACCATTTCCGATGTGAGCAAAGGAACTTATACACTCGATCTGCAGAAATATCTACAGGTCGGAATGACCGATGTCTATGTAAAGGCTACAGCCACTGATCCGAATACAGGCAAGCAACAGTCAAAGCAAGCCTATGTGAATGTGAAAGTGGTGAACCTATCCCTTTCGTGTGGATATAACCTTGCCTCAGGAATCTCTGGCGGTGGGTATGGACCAACAGAGAGTGCAATAATACCTTTCACCATTCAGGGAACAGGCGCAAAGACAGTTTTCCTCTATCTGGATGGTGTGCAGAAATTCAGTACAACAGTAACAAGGAGTGGAACAACAAACGGAAGCTTCACTGTGCCGATGACAGGCTTGGCTGTTGGCCGTCACACTGTCCAACTCGTCGCAGATATGGAAGCGAGCTCAGAACTTACGCTGAGAAGTGAAAGCTGGTATATGGACATATTCAAGGCAGGCGACAGCATTCCATACATTGGAACCATGCACTGCTTTGCTGATGGTCGTATCTTTACAACGAACCATAAGACACCAAGGGTACAGGTCGGTCAGTATGAGCAGCTGACATTCGACTATGTTGTGTTTGATGCCGGTGGAACACCTGCAAGCCTGACGATGTATCAGAATGGTGCTGCAGTCCAGAATGTCAGCGTGCCTCGCTCTGTGCAGACCTACGCCAACAGATTCACAGAACAGGGAGCGCAACAGATGAAGCTCGTCTGTGGTGCTACTGAATATCCGTTCTACATAGACGTTGCAAAGAGCAGCATTGATGTGAGTGAAGCGACCTTCGGACTTATGCTTAAACTGAGCGCATCAGGCAGAAGCAACGGTGAGGCTGATCCTGCCCATTGGGAGTATGAGAATGTGAAGACCATTTTCAGAGGCGTGGACTGGAAAACAAGCGGATGGACTGGCGACGCATTGAAGCTCATGAATGGTGCGAGCGCAGAAATTCAGACGAACCTCTTCACGGCTGACGCTGCAACAAACGGCTTTACTGTAGAATTTGAGTACAGGGTTTCAAACATAACAGACAGAAACGCCAATGTCATTTCCTGCCTTGATGGTACAAAGGGCTTCCAAATAACAGCAGAGAAAGCCATGATGTACACAGGATCAACAAAGGAAGTTACAGATGAAGATGGCAATTCGACAACGCAGCCTGTAGGTGTCGGCCGTCAGTATGGCTCTGATATGTGGGTGAAGGCAGCCTTCGTCATCGGCAAGCGCAGTGAAGGCAGGAAGATGGAACTATACATCAACGGCACAAGAAGCGCTGCTGATATATACGGCGAGTCCGACAATTTCATGCAGACAAATCCTGTAGGCGTTAGCATAGAGAGCGAGGGGGCAGATGTAGAGGTTCGCATCGTTAGAGTGTACAACCGTGCCCTAACAGATGATGAGGAAACAGACAACCACATCGTGGACCGGCAGTCCCTTGATGAAATGGCAAGGCTGTTTGAAGAAAATGATGTCCTGGGCGAAGATGGCAGAAGCATCGACTTCGAGAAACTGCGCAAGAAGGGAAAGGCTGTCATGCTCGTTATCCGGCAAGGTGGTCTTGCGCCTGTGAATGCAGAGAACAACAAGAAGACTGACTTTCTCTCAGATGTGCATATCTGGACTCCAGACGGAAGGTATATCTATCTTCACAATGTCTATGTCCGCATTCAGGGTACGAGTTCAACGAAATACCCGACAAAGAACTATCGCATATATTGCAATAAGGGTGAGAACCCTGAGCTTTACATCAATGGTGTCAAGCAGGAAGAGTTGAAGGTCGCATTGCGGCCTGGCCAAAAGGCTGTCAGCATCTTGTGCCCAAAGGCAGACTACAGCGATTCGTCAATGGTACAGAATACAGGTGGTGCAAAAATCTACACAAAGCTGATGAAGGCTTTGGGATTCCTTACGCCACCTCAAATGAAAGACAGCAATGTGCGCGTGTCCATCGACGGCTACCCTATAGATGTTTTCTCTGCTGAGAGCATGGAAGATACTCCAGTCTATTACGGACAGTACAACCTCAACCATGATAAATCTGACTGGCAGGAAATCATCGGACTTGAAGGTGTGGAAGGTTTCACGCCTGAGTGCCCGATGGCTTTTGAGTTCCTGAATAACACCCAGCCACTTTGCCTGTTCCAAGCACAAGCAGACATTGACGCACAGGCAACAGCAGAATTTGACAATGCGCTTGAATTTAACTATCCGGCAGATACTAAGTGGAAAGATGCTACAGCAACACAGAAGACTGCATTCAAACGCCTGTGGGGATGGGTTCGCGACTGTGTACCTGCTGGAGCGACACCTTCCAACCTGAATACGTTTGTATCTGCAAAGTTCAAGTCAGAGGTACAGCAGTATTTCGATAAGAACTTCCTTCTTGTGTGGTTTCTCTTCACAGACTACTTTGCGAATTTTGACCAACGCGTCAAGAATATGATTCTGACAACTTGGGATGCCCTTGTATGGTATTTCATATACTACGATGGAGATACACAGATTGGCGACAGAAATGACTCGTTCCTGGCATATTTGTATGATGTCTCTCGTGACACATGGGATGCAGAAAAGTCCAAGTATGCGTTTGAAGGTCATGACTCATGGCTCTGGTGCCTTGTCCTTGCCAATATGCAGGATGAGTTGAAGGCAATGGCAACCAAGATACGCGAGAAGCTCACGGAAGAAGATGTGAATGACATCTTTGACAACGAGCAGCAAGGCAACTGGTGTGCCCGTGCCTACAACAAGTCAGGTGAATTGAAATACATCATTCCCCAGACAGAAGGCGTAATTGTGAAGGGGCAGATGGTCAAGTACCCTTACATCTATGCCTTGAAGGGTGACAAACAGGCTTTCAGACATTGGTTTCTCAGTAACCGTTTTGCTTTGCTTGATGCAAAGTATGAGACAGGAAACTATCTCTCAGACAACATTGACATGTATATGAGCAGAGCTGCAACAGCGGCAGCCAATACCATTGTCATAACCTCGAATGAGTTGTATTATTTCGGCTATGGTACCAACAACGCGCCACACCTCCAGCCATCTGAGAAGGCAGACAGAGGCGAGACTGTCACATTGCGGTTCCTGAATGCGTTCACGGTGAATGACCCAATCCGAATCTATGGAGCAAGGCGTATTGCAGAACTTGACATGCGCGGATCATCTGACAACCTCACAGGTGACTTGAACTTAAACAAGTGCAAAGTCCTTCGCAAGTTGAACCTTTCAACTACAGGAACAGGCTCAAACGGATGGTGCCTTGTCATTGATCAGTGCCTCCAGCTCGTAGATGTGAACCTGTATGGTCAGGCAAATGCGAAGACTGGTACACTGTCAAGCACAGAACTTGACTTCACCAACCAGACACGACTCCAGTCCGTAGATGCAAGAGGCGTGAATGTGCAAGCTGTCCTCTTCGCTCAGGGATGCCCAGTCAAGACAGCCAAGCTTGGCTCACAGATTCAGACCTTGCGTCTGGAGTATCTGCCAGAACTGACAGAAAGCGGATTGACATTGCAGAACTGGCGTACAGTCAAGACACTCCGATTCTCCAACTGTCCACATATCTCATGGCAGACGATCCTGAACAAGTGTACAAGCGTTGACCGTGTACGAATTGAGGGAATAAGCCTTGAAGACGATGGTACCATGCTCAACAAGTACAAGACGCTGAAAGGCATTGACGCAGACGGCAACGCTGTAGATTATTGTGCATTTGTCGGAAATGTCAGACTTACGACCTACATAGAGGATGAAGAGTTTGAGCAGCTGCAGAGCCGTTTCCCAGAGCTCAACATCCAGCAGCCAGACTATTCGATCCTGGAGTTCGACGATTCTGTAAGCGATGATGCCAATGTGAGCAACCTTGACAACAAGACTGGTTATAAATATGGCAGCGACTTCGTGCCAAGCGGTCATGTGAAAGCAATCTTGAAGCGCAGGTTCCGTTGTCTGTCAAAGATAACAAAGAAGCCTACAACAAGGAATATCACACATGCAGGTGTCCAGACGATAGCGAACAACCTTGATGGAGAGGCAACCATATTCCCATTGCACGATGCCAATTCAAACTATTATGCAGATGCAGCAGATGTCAAGAACTGCACCAGTGCAAAGCTTGACGGCTCAGAAGGTGACTGGATGATGTACGAGCCTCACAGATGGTACAAGGGAATCAATGACTACATGAATCAGAAGCACTACTGTTGTTTTAGCAGCAATACAGCGATGCCACGAGTTCCTGAGGCAACCATTGTGACGCTTGACCAAATAAAAGATGCAGGTGACTACCGAAACAACTACAAGGTGATGTCGGGCAAAGATACGCTTGCGAACTCGTATTCATCTGATAGCAACTATGCAGTTTGCAGGGTAGGCGTGAGCGGTTTCAAGAAGGTTCGTTTTCCAAGTGTGCCAGGAACAAATCTCGTTGGCAGCGTCTTCACTGATGCCTCAGGAAAGGTTGTCGGCTCTGTAGTTGTCAGCACATTGGGCTTGCGCTTTGTCGCAGGTATGTATTTAGTCGCTGATGTGCCAGCCAATGCAACAGCGCTCAACTTTTCTGTTCTCAAATCAGCAGAGTTTGACAAAGTGGTATTGAGCAACAGTACAAAGATTGAAGACTTAGAGCCTGAATGGGTAGAAGAGAATGAACATCTTTGTGGTGTGGTAGGAAGCAGCGTCGTAGGCGACAAACTGCGTGCATGTATAACAGGAGGTTCTACTACAGCAAACATGACTTGGACGGACTTCCACTATTATTCTGTATTGCGTGGTATGCAGCAGATTGACGGACTCATGCACAACAACATCGCAAACTTGTTCTATGCCAAGTATGGACGCAGAGACAGTCAGATGCAGTGCGGTGCTGGCCAGCATACCTATTCAAGAACTACAGGAGGCACAGCAAAGCTTGGAATGCAGGACACAGTAAACACCGACGGCAAAACAGTAGGTGGCATTGAAGGTAATGGTTTGGCTTTCTATAAAGAAACCAACTCAGATGGTGAAAGCGTATTCACCCGAATCAATAATACAAACTGTCTTGGGTATGAAGACATCTACGGTAATAAATACGACATGATGGATGGTGTGGATGTACCAAATGGTAACAGGAAATGGCACTACATGATGCCAGACGGCACAGAACGTTGGGTGCAAGGAGGTTCCGCAGATGGCTGGATAACGGCCGTTGCAAATGGTCTCTACATGGACATGACACCTGTTGCCGTGAACGGCAGTTCCACCACATACTATTGTGATTATTACTGGCAGAGTGGTTCAGCCAGCCGTGTGGTTTATCGTGGGTACTACTCCGCGTATGCGTATGGCGGTGTATCGTTCGCGTATGCGAGTTACGATGCCTCGTATGCGTATGCGAGTGTCGGCTCGCGCCTGGCCTTCCGCGGAAAAATCGTCAAAGCGCAGAGCGTAAGCGCGTTCAAATCGAAGAACGAAGTAGCGTAAGCGTAAAGCGGGAGCGTAGCGACAAAGCGAAAAAAGAAAAGGAGCATGGGATAAACCTGTGCTCCTTTTTAGATACCGCCGTAGGCGGTCGATTTTTGAAAAAAATAATGCCTTAAAGCATCCTTGTGAGGCCGTTACTTTTGGGATGCAAAAAGGCAATTTAATTATAGTGCAAAGGTACTCATTTTTCCTGAGATAGCCAAATAAAACGCATAAAAAATACACTGAAAAATAATGTTTTCTCAGTGCATTAAAATGTCGTTGGAATAGCGTTAGAACGCCCTTGTAATATAGGTGTAGGGAGGGGTGTAGAAAAGCCGCCTGAGGAACGTTTCGTTTTTGAAAAAAGAACGATTCGTTCAAAAAAACGCGAACATTTCGTTTTGCGGATTATAGCAGATGCATCTGGGAAACTCATAAATGTAAGAGCTGAATGTGAGTATGCCAATATCGTACTTGACATTGCAGACAAGAGTAAGTTGGGTAGATATCTCGATGATATGGAATTGA